GTCGGTCGCGAAGCCGAGGGCTAAGAAGACCACGAAGTAGCCCGCTATGACGTGGAGTTACAGCGGGAATCCGGCGTCCAGCGCCAATGACAAGGTTCGTTTTCTCTGTGGGGATACGGACACGACGAACCAGCAGATTTCCAACGAGGAAATCGCGTTCTTGCTGACCGAGTGGAACTCGGATGCGTATGTGGCTGCTGCTTTTGCCTGTGAGGCAATCGCGGGCAAGTATCAGTCAAAGGCGGACATGAGTCGGAGCGTGGGGGACCTGTCCATTTCTACCCAGTATTCGTCTACGGCGAAGGGGTTCTTGGAGCGGGCGGCTACGTTGCGGGTGTCGGCTATGCGATTTGCCCCGCCATCGCCAAACTGGGATGCCAATGCCTATCCGGTCACGTCCGAGTTCTCCATTGGCATGGATAGGAACACTGGGGGTGGCTCAGCGGTCTTCGGGATTGATTGATGGCTATTGACGCCGAGTTCCTTGACCTGATGCCGTCTACGGTGACCATCTATGCCAAGACGGGCATGGATGCGTACGGCAAGATGACGTTTTCGGCTTCTGGGACGGCTGTTCGTTGCCGAGTTCAAGAGACGGGCAGGGTCATCAAGACGGCGGATAACCGTGACGTCTACGAGAACGGGACCATCATCTTCTATGGGACTCCGACCATTTCGGAGGATTCCAAGATTGTGCTGCCCGACGGTTCTAGTCCGCTCATTTTGGCGGTCATCCACCACAACGACGAGTTGGGTGCGAATCACACCACGGTTTCGTTCGGGAACTGACGTGGCATACGAAATCAAACTGAGTGGTGGCGAGGCGTTTGTCAACTTGTTTGGGCGCGCCGCCTCGGACCTGCAACCGGCTATGGCGGAGGCGCTCTATACGGAGGCGCAGAGCATCCTTCGGGAGTCCCGCAAGGAGGTTCCGTTCAGGTACGGTGCCCTGTCCAGTTCGGGGCGAGTGCACGACCCGTTCACCGCGGGCAATGCGACTGCCGTGGAAATCACCTACGGCGGCGTCGCTTCCGGCGACAGCACCGGAGACTTCGTCAACTATGCCGTCATCCAGCACGACAACCTGAAGTACCGGCATGCCGAGGGGCGCAAGGCGAAGTATCTCCGCGACCCCGCGGAGCGTGCAGTTGAGGGTTTTGCCTATCGGATGCGATTGAGAATTGAGGCGGTGTTCCGTCGGAAGAACGCCTATGAGGACTGGTGGCAGGAGGCGGACTATGGCGATTCTTGATGCCCTCGGCACCTACCTTCAGACGCAGGGTCAAGGGACGCTGGGTACGAACATCTTCCTTACCCGTACACCTGACAGTCCCGATGCCACGGTGACCCTGTATGAGTCGGCAGGAACCGGTCCGTCCCATGTTTTTGGTGCTTCGGTGTATGCGATTGACCATCAGCGGATTCGGATGGTGTGTCGTGCTGCTCGGAATGATTATCCGGCTGCGCGCAGCAAGGCTGAGGCGGTGCGGGCGGTTCTCGGAGCAATCAGGGACACGACATTGTCAGGGGTTTCCGTTATGTCGGTTTTGGCAACGTCGGAGATTTACCCGCTTGCCAGAGATGGGGATGACAGGGCACTTGTCGGATGCGATTTCACGGTATGGCTGAGGTAGGAGAACCGAGCCGTGACGCCTATGGTGGAGGGGCACAGGCGGACAAGGAACCGCGCTGCTGGCGTTGCAAGAAGATGCTCGCCATCTCGGTGACTCGTCCGTGGGTCATCATTTGCCATCGTTGCAAGGCGAAGAACGGGTCATAGTTGCCTTTTGGCGACCAGTTGGGTAGGATGATGCAGGTGGGGGAGGGGTCTGCCACCGAAGAGCAGCACGAATATCCGCAAGGGTTCCTCACGTAGGACGTACGCCCAGCCAAAAGCGGGCAGAAACCAGCAAGGAGCAACATGGATAGGATTGTTATTACCTTCATTTGGGCTTTGGCGTCGCTGGGCGTGTTCCTCGGGAATGCGACGTTCGGGACGGAACCGGAACCAGCGGACGAGGTCATTGTGCTTTCGCTCCCGTCAACGTTGGCGCCAGAACCACGTTTCACGACGACCACCACGGTCGCCATCCAGTTCCGGCACGGGGATTGTTCGTGGCTTCCGGCTATGGCTCGGAAGGCTGGCTGGGAAGAGGAACAGATTCCCAAGTTGACCGAGATTGTGATGAGGGAGTCTGGGTGTTGTCCGAACCGTCGTGGCGGGGACGCGGTGGATGCGAACTGCAACATCACGCATGTAACCGAGTGGAATCATCGGTCTGACACCGGTCTGTTGCAGGTCAACGGGGTGAACTACGACGTTTCTCGCAATGAGTGGGCGATTCTCTGCCGTGAGGCGGACATTTGCGCTCAGGAGCCGCTGCTGGACCCTTTGACCAACCTTCGGGCAGGGAAAGTCCTGTTTGACTACTACGAGTCTCGGGGTGGAACTGGGTGGCGTCCGTGGGACCCGTGCCTGTGGGGTGATGATTACAACCATCTCTGCAAGAAGGTGAGCAAGAAACAGCCCTAGTGGGCTATACCCCGCTGTGGACGCAGCGGTTTGGATGCGATTGTATTCTCGTTTGACAACATCGTGTCCATGTGACCTCGGCATCGTCCCCAGTGCCCTAGTGGTCGGGCGGTTCGGGAATCTGGGCACAGGCGCGCTCAGGAGACCACAAGATGCCGAAGTACAGGGTGATGACAGGGCTGGATTTTCCGCCCGACCGCCGCGTAGAGGCTGGCGAGGTTGTTGACGACATTCCGTCCAAGTCGGTGAAGTGGCTGCTGGAGCAGGGTCTCATTGAGGTCGTTGATGCGACCGGCAAGGCGAAGGACGAGAAGCCGGAGTTCCCCTACTACGAGAAGACCCAGAGCGGCAAGGCGGGCAAGTAATGGCGTTCATCCACGGCAAGAATGCGTCTGTGATTCATGGCGCTACGTCGCTGTCCGCATATCTGAATGATGGCTCGGTTGCCTCGGACGCGGAGACTGCGGAGACGACGGCGTTCGGAAGTTCCGCCAAGACGTACATTGTTGGTCTCCGCGACGGCACCCTGTCGGCGTCCGGCATGTTTGACGGCTCTGCCAACGCCGTTGATGCGACTCTTTCCGCGACCATCGGTTCGGACACTGGCGCTCCGGTTCTGTTCGCCCCTGCTGGTCTGACCACGGGGGAGCGTTGTTGGATTCTGAAGGCGAAGAGCACGTCGTATGAGGTTTCTTCGCCGGTCGGGGACGTCGTCTCGGTGTCCTACGACGCTCAGGCTGACGGCGGCACTGATGGCGGTGTCATCGTCCTTCAGGCGACCCAGACGACCAGCACGACTGGTGCAGCCTACGACGCCGGAGCCTCCTCGGCTAACGGCGGAGTTGCCCAGTTGCATGTGACCGCCAACACGATGAATGCGAACACAGCAATCAAGGTGCAGCATTCGGCGGACAACAGCACGTGGGCGGACCTGACTGGAGCGACCTTCACCACGGTTTCCAGCACCACGACAACTTCGGAACGGCTCGTCGTCGCAACTGGCACGACCGTCAACCGATACCTCCGCGCCGTCTCCACGATGAGCGGCACGGGTTCAATCACCTTCACAGTGGCGTTCGCAAGGCGCTAAGGAGAAACAGCAATGGCATTTGTTCACGGAAAGACCGCGGCATTCAAGGTTGACGACAACGGTGGCACCCTCAGGGACCTGTCCGCCTACCTCAACGACGTCTCGTTCCCGCGTGACGCGGAGACCGCCGAGACCACGGCGTTCGGAAATTCGGCTAAGACCTACATCATCGGTCTGACGGATGCGACCATCAGCATTTCGGGCATGTTTGACGCCACCGCCGACGGCTACCTCGCCGGTGTCCTCGGGCACGCCACACCGCTGGACTTTGAGTACGGTCCGGCGGGCACGACGGCTGGTCTCGTCAAGTACAGTGGCACCTGCCTGATGACGTCGTATGAGGTTTCTGCTTCGGTGGGTGACGCCGTGCAGGCTTCCGCCGACTTTCAGGTCACGGGTGCGATTACCCGTGGTACTTGGTAACCACGACTACATAGGAGAATTACGTGTCCCTTCGTGACCGCATCATCGCAATCAACGACCTTCAGACGGAGGTCGTGACGATTGAGCAGTGGAATCTGAACGTTGAGGTTCGTGGCATGAGTGGAGCGGCACGCGCCGCCATCATTCAGGATGCCGCCGACAACAACGGCGCAGTGAACTTCCAGAAGATGCTTCCTGAACTGGTCATCCAGTGCGTCTATGACCCTGAGACTGGCGAACAGGTGTTTACCGATTCTGACCGAGACCTCATTATGACCAAGTCTGGTGCGGCTCTTGAGAAGATTTCGGCTGCCGCCATGCGTCTGTCGGGCTTCGGGGAGAACGCGGTGGACGTCGCGGGAAAAGGCTCCTCGTCAACGGCGAGCGGCGTTTCCTCTTTGAGTTAGCGGAGCGGTTGGGTCGGACGGTGGGAGAGTTGCTGTATGGCTCTCCCGCCCACCGCCCCATTAGTTCCTCCGAAATTGTTGAGTGGGCTGCAGTCTGGAAGTTGAGGGCTTACGAGGCGGAGCAGGCTCAGAAAAAGAGAAGGTAAGCCGTGGCTGAAGAACTGGAAGTTGGGGTACTCCTAACTGCCCGTGACGAAGGCATGACGGACGCCCTCGTTCAGGCGAGGGATGCAGCAAAAGAACTCACTACACAGGTAGAGCGTTCCAGCAAGGCGCTGATTAGCGCGGGCGCCGTCATCGGCGCCAGTGCGTTTGCCATTTACAAGTTCGGCAAGCAGTCGTTTTCTGCCGCCGCTCGCGTGTCGGAGTTGAACGTCTCAATCAAGGCGATTGGCAAGGCGACCGGTGTCGGCGCCGACGCAATCAATAAGGCGGCAAAGGCTGTCGCCTCGCAGGGCATTGAGATGGCGGCGGCTCAGGGTATTGCGATTGAGTACGCTCAGGCGAACCTGAATCTGGCTGACGCATCAAAGGTCGCCCGTGTCGCTCAGGACTTGGCGGTTATTTCGCAGCGGAACTCTACACAGGTCGCCCAGTTGCTGACCCGCGCCATCAGGACGGGCAACAGCCAGTTGCTCAAGTCGGCGGGTGTGTCCCGCATGGCTGGAGAGGGTTATGCGTTGTATGCCGCCCAGTTGGGCAAGAGCGCTACTGCACTGTCAGCAACAGAGCGTCAGCAGGCAATCATCAACCTCGTCTTGGACGAAGGTAGGCGTGTTGCGGGTGTGTATGAGGCGTCCATGACGGAGGCGGGCAAGGTGCTGCGTTCGTTCCCGCGTCTTATGAACGACATTCAGGTCGCGTTCGGAACGGCTGTCCTGCAGGGTTTCGGTCCGCTCATCAAGGCGGGTTACGACGCCTTCAATGCGTTCACCAAGTTGTTCAAGGAAGGTGGGGCGCTTGCGCCGGTAATCACCGAGTTGGGGATTGCCATGCAGAAGGTGTTCCAACCAATCACCGACTCAATCAAGAAGTTGGCGGACTTCTTCAAGGGTCTGCAGAACACGTCAATCAGCGTTGAGGGTTTGGGTGACAGGCTGGCTAAGGCTGCTCCGGCGGCGCTCGGTTTTGCTACTGCGATTTCCGGTCTTGCGGGTAGGCAACTTCTCGGGTTGAACAAGTTCACTGCCGCGTTTGCAAAGTTTCTTCCGGGGGTTTCAAGCGGTTTCTTCATCCTCGCCGCCCTGACGCCCCGAGTTCGTGAAGCCATCACTCGGCTGACCGGAGCATTCATCCAGTTTTTGCCTGCGCTGATGGCGATTTCCGATGCGATTATGGGGGCAGTGCAGGGTGCGGTGGACACGTTTGGGGGGACGTTGGAGGCTCTGGCTGGCGTGGTGGAGGGATTGGCGTCGGTCCTGTTGCCGATGTTCAACGGGCTGGCGGCGGTCATCACGACCCTTGAGAAGCCTCTGCAGGGTCTGGTGATTCTGTTTGCCGTCAAGTGGGTGGCGGGACAGATTGCCAGTGCCGCGGCAACGGCTCGCACCGCTATGGCTGCCGCTCAGGCTGGTGAATCGGTTGGGATGTTCGCCCGCGCAGGAATGTTCGCTACCCGTGTCTACAGCAACTTTTCGTTTACGTTGCAGACGACTGGAAGCGTGATGACGGCGTTCAGTGGGACGACGGTGGCGGCTATGGGGGCTGCTAAGGGCGCGGTCGTCTCGTTCTTGGCGTCGGTTGCCCCGATGCTGGCTTTGACGGCTGCGATTTGGCTGGTCATGGCTGCAATCAACAAGGCTGGAGAGGCTGACAGGCGTCGCGCCGCAGTTACCAAAGAGGTGACGGTCGTCATCAGGGAACAGGTTGCTGCCCTTGCAAAGACCAATGAAGCCTTGTCGGAGTACCTGAGCAATACCAACGCTCTGGATACAGCCATCATGTCCAACGCCGAGAACGGCGACAAACTGACTCGGACGTTCAACCGGCTTGGTTTGGATGCGGACAATGCGTTTGAGGTGATTCGTTCCTACAAGACGGATAGCGATGCATTCGTCAAGGGGTTGGCGAAGCAGGCGGGCTACAGCGACGATTTGGCGTATGCATTCTCCAACGTCACGGACGCCTCGGAGAATTGGCACCAAACCAATAAAGAATCCACCAAGTACATGTACATGGATGGGTCTAGGGCGTGGAATGCGATGCACGCCGATATTAGGGCGGCTGGTGGCGCTGCCGTACAGTTCAAGAACTCGCTCTACATGCTGAATCAGGTTCTTTCTGACACCGACCTTGTGGAATATGTCAAGCAGACTCGGGTGGCGGCGGAGTTGAAGAGCAAGGATGCTGCCGCTGCATACGTGCACGCAGATGCGTTGATGGCGGACGTTGCAGCCCAGCGAGGGGTGACCGACGAGTTGGGCAAGGCGCTGATTGTTCAGGAATTGGCGAGCGTCAAACTTGCACAGATGACGAAGGTTCAGGAAGAGCAGCGCAAGGCGATGCTCGCTATGCCGCCGACCATCAAGAACATTGAGGAGCGTCTGAAGGGTGCCACCGCAGCGGCTGCTGATGGCGTGTTCAAGTGGGAGGAACTCTACGATGCGATGTTCGGTGCCGGTTATTCGGAGACCATCAAGCAGACGGACAACCTATACAAGATGCGCGGAGCGCTGACGTCACTGAATGAACAGTTGAAGAAGGGCGCCAAGTCGTTTGACACGTTGAACTCGTCGGGTGTGGACCTTGCCAAGCAGATTGGTGAGAACGCGGCGGCGATGAAGAAGTTGCAGATGAGTGACGCCGAGATTGCCGGTATGACGACGGCACTGGTCAATTCGTTCGTGGCGACCGCCGAGTCGGCTGGATACTCGGACGAGGAAATCAAGAAGGTCATTGAGTCCCTCGGTCTTATCAACGGCTACCGGACCGTCGCAATGGTGGATGCCGATATCACTGCCTTTGAGGAGAAGTTGCGGATTGCCTTGAGCATGATGAGCCTCCTTGACGGTGAAAGCCGCCAGCAGGCTGCCGACATTCAGGGAATGTTGTACGCCCTCAAGCAGGAGCGCATTGCGCTGGAGGAGAACGCCAAGAAGTACGCCACGTTGAGCAATAAGGCGGGTGGGGCGTCAAATGCCACGAAGGAGTTCACGGGGCGGCAGAAGGAACTGCGGGATGCGATTCTGAAGACCGTCAACGATGCTTTGGAAAAGGAAGAGGAGGCTCTTGGGCGTCTGAAGGGCAAGTTGTCTGCTCTGAAGGACGGGCTGATGACCGCGGTTGGTGGAGCGGGCAGTCTGAAGGATGCGTTTGCGGAGGCGTCGCAGAAGGCGCAGGAGTTCAACGACCGGCTTGAGCAGTTGAAGCAGGAAAAACAGTCCTACGTTGAGAGTGTTGCGGGGTCGGTCAAGCAGACGCTGGCGTTGAGTGATGCGTTTGGTCAATTCCAGCAGTCCACGCAGAGGGTGAGGGATGCTGAGGCGGCGTTGTCGGTGGTGCAGCAGGAGCGGGCGGCGGCACAAGCCGAGATGACGGTTCTCATGGAGCGGGAGAACCTGCTGATGGGGATGGTGTACGACAGCACCAAGAGGTTCGCTCGTAGCGATGTTGTGGCTGCCATCGCCCAGAATCGTGAAGATGCGTCTAAGGCGGCGGAGCGCCTGTCTAACGCGGAGCAGGCGTTGGGGATGGCGATGGGGGAGGTCAACGCGGCAGGTCAGGCGCAGTTGGGGTTCTTGGATGCGTTGCGGAAGCAGGTTGCC